CTCCATCTGGAAGTTCTGCGCGCGTCGAACGACATGCAAAGATGGCATCCCTTAGATCAGGGTGCCAATTAAGCATTCGCCTGACTAGTGATTGTGGAACACGATCACTAGCAGAAGACAGATCGAGAGTTGCAAATTCTCCTGTCTTCGACGCACTGAGTGCGAGTTGACGATTAGTATCTTGACATGCAAAATTCACATGTCCTTTACTAATTCGGGCTGATTCGATAGCTTTAACTAAAGCCGTCGCTATAGCCTGCTGCGTGTATTGCATACACACAGGTTCAATCGCAATCACTCTTGGGCCCTTCAGGGTTTTAGGCACTGTAATCACCCTTACGGGTGATTCATCGGCCTCTTCCACGAACGTGACTCTCTCGAACTCACTGCTATGGCTGGCGCTTATAGTAAAAGCGGTTCCAAGCAGTGGAAAGTAAGGTTCGAGACGTTCGTGCCAACGCTTGAGGTTAAACTTCTGGTTTCCAGAAATCTTCTCCTGCGTTGCTCCAGGACCGTGCTTAGGGACTACTGTGTCCAGAATATCTGAGCCACATAAAGTAGACCATAAACAACGGCTGACCATATCGAAAGTCGAAAGGTCGCCTGGAGTGTCGTTTTCCCTGAGGTCTTGCTCACACTGCTTGAACGCACTGATGGCCGCACGGACTCGTCCGGGCGCACATTGGAGCTCGATTTTTCTGAAAGAATTAGCCATTTGGCGAATTCCTTCAAGAGCTGCAATATGAAAATCCACCGTTTGTTCATGTAGTATCCTTCCTGTACTTCTGTCGAACACTTTCTCGAACATACCTTGCAGGAATGCAGGGATTGTTCCAGACTTCCGTACCATACGGAAATCTGATGGCGAGATGTACCCGCGGGCAAGACATTGTTCAAAGTCTTGACCTAAAGCGGGAAGGGTTATCGTTAGAAACGATAATCCCTCGTGTTCGACCCGGGACCGCAGAGTTTGCAAGTCCCGAGAAGATGGGGTAACCGCAATGCATTTAGCGACTGCATCATGATAGATGCATGTCGCCAGCTCCAGGAGTTCACTTGCGTGGCTTTTCATACTTCCTCCTAATATTAGGGGGTAGGTATCCAGCCATGCACACTCGCTGGTGCTGTTCCTCATGCACCATCATTACTG